TGGCGAATACAACTTTTAATGGACCAGTTAGGTCCGAAGGTGGTTTTGAACAAATCACTAAAAACTCAAGTACAGGTGCTATAACAAATAATTTTGATATAGATTCAAGTGGTAATATATCAGGCTCAGGTACATCAAAACTAACAGGTGCAATGAACTATGTTAAAGATGTAGAAAGTTTGACAGCAGCTACTAAGACAATAACTTCTGCAGATAGTGGAACTGTTTATTTAATTAACAGAGCAGCAGGTGTTGCTATTACTTTGCCTACAGCAGCATCAGGTCTTTATTATAAATTTATTGTAGGAACAACAATTACTTCTAATGCTTTTTCACTAACAGGTGCTTCAGCAGTAGATATATTTGCTGCTTCATCTAATGTTCTTTTATGGGATAAAGATGCACCTAGCACAGTTAGTGCAAAACAATTTTATGCAGATGGCTCAGACGATGATGTTATGTCAATGAATGGCAGCACAACAGGTGGAGTCATAGGAACTGAATTGCATTTATATGGTATTGGCACAGGCGGTCAAGGTAGTGCAACTGCTGTATGGCATCTTAGTGGTGTTTCATATGCTGATGGCACATTAGCCACACCATTCGCTTAAGGAGTAAATTATGGCTGATGCAGTAACTTCACAAACCATTATTGATGGTGAAAGAAATTGTGTTATGAAGTTTACAAATGTCAGCGATGGTACTGGCGAATCCGCAGTAGCTAAGGTAGATGTATCTGCCTTAGCTTCTAACTCAGCAGGTACAGCTTGTTCAGAAGTTAGAGTTATGCGTATTAGCCATGCTATCGTAGGTATGTCTGTTCAATTATTTTTAAATGCTACTTCTAATGTTTTATTAGTAGAACTTGCTGAAAGTAGTAATGGACATATGGACTTTAAAGATTTTGGTGGACTTCCAAATAACGCAGGTAGTGGTAAAAATGGAGATATTCTATTTACTACTAAAGGACACTCTTCAGGAGACACTTATTCTATTACTTTAGAAATGGTAAAAGTGTACTCTGATTAATAGGATTTAATTATGGCAAAAAGTAAAAATTATATAATTTCAGAAACTGGTCAATTTCCACCACAATATAAAGTTTTAGAAGCTTCAGATGATGGTATATGGAAACCAATATTTGGTCCTGACCCAGATTTAGAAGATGCACAACGAAAGTGTGATGAAATGAATGGTGAAAGGGCAAGAAACGAGAAAGGACAACTTATCGGTGATGACCCATCTACACCAGATATTAATGAAGCTTATGTTGGTGGTAAAAAACCAAAAAAGAAAACAACTAAAAAACCCGCAGCTAAAAAAAGAGGGCGACCTAAAAAAGCTGCATCTAAGTAAAGGAATTGATTATGAAAATGAAACCTAAAGGCGGTATGGCTGGAGGCAAACAACCAAAAGCAACTGAAATGGGAACTGAATCTAATAAACAGTATGTTAAAAGAATGTTTAGTATGGGTATGAATACTAAAATGACTAATGACAAACCTATGGAAAATAAAGGATATGCTGCAGGTAAAAAAGTTATGATGAGAGCCAAAGGCGGTGCATCTGGTGGTAAAAACACAAAACGCATGATGAAAACCAAAGGCGGTATGCGTGGTGGTTATAAACGAGGCATGAAAACTAAAAGTTATGCTAAAGGCGGAAAAGCTTAATGAAAGCCAGAAAAAATTTTGAAAGTGGAAAAAGCACTTCTTTTTTAAAAGATGACCCAACTTTTAAAGAATTACAACATAATGTTGTTGTTGCTGTAGAAGATAGAAATAAATTTACAGGTATTGATAAAGGCACTAGAGCTGGTTCTGCAGCTTTAGGTACTGGTAAAAATATTCCTGTTTTTAAAGCTAAAAGAAAACTATCAAAATATGTTGAGAAAAAGAAAAAAGAAATAAGAGATTCTCGTAAATCTTAAATATTATGCCTATAAGAAAACAGGCTAAAATGCCTGCTAGAAATAAAAAAAACTTTCGTTCTACTAAATCTGGTGCTGGTATGACTAAAGCTGGTGTTAAAGCTTATAGGCGTTTAAATCCTGGTTCTAAGTTAAAAACAGCAGTAACAGGTAAAGTAAAAAAAGGTAGTAAGGCTGCAAAACGCAGAAAATCTTACTGTGCAAGGTCTTTAGGACAACTTAAAAGAAGTTCAGCTAAAACTAGAAACGACCCTAATTCAAGAATTAGACAGGCTCGTAGAAGGTGGAAGTGTTAATACAGGATAAACAATGGCTACAAGCGGAACAACAACATTTACATTAGATTTAGCCGACATCATGGAAGAAGCCTATGATTTGTGCGGTAGTGAATTGCGTTCTGGTTATGACTATAAAGGAGCTAAAAGAGCTTTAAATCTTATATTCTTAGAATGGCAAAACAAAGGATTAAATCTTTGGAAAATAGAACAAGCAACTCAGACACTTACTGCTGGAACAAGTAGTTACGCAATAGAATCTAGTGCTCTTGAAGTTATAGATGCTTTTATTAGAACTGATGCAGGAGATACAGATAATCAGTTTGACCAAAGACTAAATAGAATATCAAGAACAGAATATAATCATCAAGCTGTAAAGTTATTACAATCAAAACCAACACAGTTTTACATAGATAAAGGTACTAGTTCTAATAATATTGTATTATGGGCAACTCCTGATTCTGCAGAAACATATACTTTAGTTTATGATTATATTAAAAGAATAGAAGATGCAGGTAATGTAGCTAGTAATAATGCAGATGTTCCTAGTAGATATTTACCATGTCTTACTTATGCACTTGCATATAATTTAGCTTGTAAAATACCAGAAGCAGTAAATAGAGTTCCAATGATTAAACAAAGGTACGATGAACTTTGGAATGATGTAAGTGATGCAGATAGAGAAAGAGCACCAGTTAAATTTGTACCTGATATGAATGTTTACAGATGAGTTATGCTTTAGGTAAAAAAGCTTTAGGAGACTGTGATAGATGCGGTTTTACTTATAAGTTAAACGATTTAAAATACGAAATAGAAGATGGTATTCGTAATGGATTAAGAGTTTGTGATGATTGTTTAGATATAGACCATCCTCAATTAAAAATTGGTGAGGTAGATACATCAGACAATCAATCACTTTATAATCCAAGACCTGATAGAGGCGAAAAATCATCTACTGAATATTATGGATTTAATCCTGTATCAAGCACAGGTTTAGTTTTAAGAACAAAAACAGGAACAGTTAAAGTGAGTACAGAATAATGGCATGGACATTTACAACATTAAAAACAGCAATACAAGATTATACTAATAATACAGAAACTACTTTTACAAATAATTTAGATGAATTTATTGTTAATACTGAAGATAGAATACAAAAATTAGTATCTCTTCCAGTTTTTAGAAAAAATGTTACAGGTACTTTAACATCTGGTAATCAATATCTATCAACACCTACAGATTTTTTATCAGCACATTCATTAGCTGTAGATAATAGTGGCTATGAATATTTATTATTTAAAGATGTAGCTTTTATTAGAGAAGCATATCCTAGTAGTTCTACAACAGGAATACCTAAATATTATGCTAGATTTGATGAAGATAGTTTTATTGTAGCACCTACACCTAATGCAAATTTTACTGCAGAATTACATTATGAATATACACCAACATCTATTACAACAAGTAGTGATGGAACAAGTTATTTAGGTACAAATGCACCAGATTGTTTATTATATGGTTCTTTAGTTGAAGCATATACTTTTATGAAAGGTGAGCCAGATATTATGGTTAATTATGAAAAAAGATTTCAAGAAGCAATACAAAGATTAAAAGTATTTTCTGAAGGTAAAAATACTAAAGATAACTATAGGACTGGTCCTGTAAGACAACAAGTAACATAATGTTTAGTGTAGATGTAACAAGTAATGTTGGTGATATATCAGTTAAAACTACTAACAATAAAGGTTTAAGTCCTGAATATTGGACTGAAAGAATTATAGATAGATTAATATCTATTAGTGATAATGCTGACCC